ACTATCATGATAGATATCCACCATACGTCAATGCAACCTCTATGAGTGTAATATTCGCCTGTCGTAAACAAGCAGACAAGGCCACACAAGTACTAACATGGCACTTTACCAGTTCACACAGACGAGCCAAGTACTTCCGTGACCAAGGCTTTTTTGACCCTGCTGTAAGTCTTAAAAGACTGGAGCAAAACTGGGCATTTAGTCTTGAGGAACAAACCACAACAACAACAACCACAGGTAGACCAAGCGCACTACCACAATATGACAATGAGGGTAACTTGATATGAGTAGTTTAAAAGCGATACAAATAGTTATGGGTACATTTGCACAACACTTTTCTAAGAGTAAGGAATGGCAAGGTGTGATGGAGCGAAGTTGGGCAGCAGTGTTGCTCAAAGATGAACTCAAAGATAAAACACTGATTGACGCAATGGACAACTTATGTTGCAAGTTCTTCGAGTATCCAAACTCAGTAAACCTGAGCAACTATCTCCAAGAGGTAGAAGCACTTGTAAAAGAGAATGGTGGTACTGGCCTAAGAGGAAACACCTACCACTACTGTCCTGATTGCCAGTATCAATCTGGAATCGTGAAGGTGGTGTCAGTATACGTCAAGGGTGGTGAAGAGTATCGTAAGCCAACGTCAACTAGGTGTATATGCGAGGGTGCTACAGCCAAGTATCCCAACATGATGTCATGGAGCGAACTTGAGGAACAAGGACAACTCATGCACAGGACAGGACAAATAAACTTACTGCACTTTTATCGTACCAGTAGAGATATGCCAACCATGCCCGAATCAATCCGCAACCCTGAGTACCATGCCAAGGTACTGGAGCGACTTGAGGAGGACAAAGGCAAACTGTTCAACCCATACCTATGGGCAGTTCAACGGATGGTGAAAACAGCAGGCCTGACACTGGATGATAATGGTAATGTGGTAGGTGAAGTATATGTACCACCAGAACAGCCAACAGTTAGACCCAACGTCACCAAACCACCACCACCACTACAACAACCCCAACAACCCAAAACAACCATGTCAGACGAAGAGTTCTGGCGCAACCACTAAGAGGACAATACAATGCCTACTAACCATAAACTTAACGAACTCAATCATGACTTTCTACGCATGATTGACCTAGCCACAGACCCTGCCATGAAAAGTACGTTTGAAAAGGCACACGTTGCCTTCAATGTACTGGCCATCCAACTAGGCCATGACGCACTTAATAGTATCATGGATCATCACGATACCAAACGTGTCATGGCACTACTGGATGGGCCACCAGACGTAATGATTGAACGTCTTACGGACATGGGATGGACGAGTCAAGCAGGAGACTTGAACTTTAATGGGATACCATCGTTCAAGAATCCACAATGGCCCTATCAACCTGAATGCTACCATGCACTACATATCAGTGATGTCAATGGTGTGTACTATTATGACTTGACGATATACACAGGTAAAGGAAAAACTGCAAAGATGTGGTATCAAGATACTAAAAATCCAAACATGGATATATCACCTTTAGAATCTCCAAGGGATGTGTATGACCTTATCGAGAATGGTCGTAAGTACTTACGACACAAGGGGTGGCTATGACCATCCAAGAGACAATAGAGGAACTGGTTGACCTATGGAGGTTGCGTAGTGTATTCCCTGACAAGGAAGCACTACTCCAACAGGCACTGGAGCAATGTAAGTTGACTATGGGTCATCGTGGTGAAATGATAGGCCACTACCCAAAATGGACTTGCATAATAGATGAAAACGGTTACACTTGTACCTGTCCTGATCACCAGTATCGGGGCAGCAAGTGTAAGCACCTTGGCGCACTTGCCACAAAAATCAATAACAACTGGAGCCAAGAGTTCCCAAACAAAGAGGACAACAATGAAACTAATTAGACTTACAGGACTGGATGACATTGACATCGTAGTGAACACAGCACACATCGTGTGTATCGAAATATCAGACGATGGATGGTCGGGGATTCAACTGACCACAAAGAACTGGATATACGTCAAACAATCATTCAACGAAATAATCAAACTATCAGGAGACAAACAATGACACCACCACCATCACTATGGAGACAGAAACTCAAAGACCGAATCAATGAACACACATCGAACCAGTCCGAACTGTCAAGACAAACTGGGATAAGTAGAGCAGCCATCATGTTCTATAAAAGTGGTGAACGCACACCAAGTGTAGCCAAGTTATATCCATTAATCAAAGCATTGTATCCAGATGAGTTTAACAAGTGGTTGGAGTTCTATTCACATGCAATATTCCAAGAGGAACAGGAGAAGCAAAATGCACTGGAGGGATGAACTAGATCAAGCGATGAAAAGGTCTGGCATGACCTATGCAGAAATAGGTAGAAAAGCAAAATTACAACGGACAACTGTTCTACGAGCCAGAAAGAGCAATAATCCCGGTATGCAAGTTCTGTTTGCTATCTGTTCTGTAATACATTCTGGGCCTGAGTTCGCTGAAATGTACGCACACTACAGTTCACAAATTATAAAAGAAAAAATTAGCAAACAATCAAAAACATGATATATTAATATTGGTTGTTATTTAGTAAGACCACGGGTGCTTATCCTCTCCCGTGGTCTTCTTTTATTTAGTGGTGGTGGTGGTGCAAGATAGAACACCCTGTAATACTCTTGGTGGATGGTTGTCGCATGCTGTGGCACGTAACGGTATATCCATCCATCGCACTGCACACCTAGCAGGACTACACCACAACACACTACACGCATGCATTAAGGGTGAAACCAGTATGCGCCTATTCAATCTCATTGCAGTCATTGGTGTACTGGCCAAACTAGAGAACCGTTCACCAGTAGAACTCATGCAAGAAGCAGTCATGAGTATGCACGACTTGCAACTAATGGAGCAACGGTTCCAAAAACAAAAAGACGACTCCAAGTAACTGGAGCCGCCTTATAGAAACCAATCAAATACAGACAATCTGTATTCTATTCTTAACGGGTCGTTGCGTCTACGTCAACCAACTCTTTAAGAATCTTGTACAACAGTTCTAACAAGTCTTGTACAAGTTCTTGTCGTTCTGCTTGGGTCAATCCACCACGTGAATGTTGGACTAACTTACGTACAAACAACACCAGTTCTGGTGTCAATGCTAAAAGGTCTTGATTCATTTTGTTCTCCTTAATGGGGTTACTCTTCTACCACGACCAACACTACTCTTCTGACTGACCTTGGAGCGATATTGCCCCTTAGACATCTCAGAACGTGTTTTGGGTGTCTTACTACTAACACGTTTGCTAGGCCTGCAATATGGGGTACTAGTGCGCTTGCTACCGCATGGTTTACCAGACTGATCCTTCCACTCTTCTTTTTCCCATCGTTTAAGACTGGAGCCTTTTTCGGTTTTTCTAACCTGTCCTTTATCTTTACGACACTTGGCTATAGCCTGAGAAGCACGAGCAGATGGAAACACTTTGTAACTATCTTTTACTTTATTATAGCATGCATCTTTCTTACTCATCGTCTACTCTTTGTTCCTACACATTTCCACTTTTTACGTGAAAGGTCATTTGGACACGGTGGATTTTTACACTTTTTAATCTTGGCTGATCTGGCACAATAAGCATCGGCTTTTTTGGTAGATGGCTGTATACGATCCGTGCCACTCTTAGACTTGCCTGCTTGCCCATAGGACACCTTTCTTGTGCGACCAGTCTTTGGATTCTTGACAACCTTAACAAACCGTTTTCCTTTTGATGGTGTTTTACTAGGCATTACTAACTCTCACGAATTTGGCTTTAATCTCATTCACTATTGTAACTACCATTTCTACTTTCTGCTCAAGTAATGACATTCGACGTTCTAAATTATTAACATCCGTTACTAACTCTTTACGTAGATTTTCTTCTTTGGCCTGAAGTTCAGATATTACTTGGTCATACCTAGCACGCAATGCTTCCTCTTTTCGGTCTTGCTTGGCTTCACGTTCATCGGCACGTTTCTGCAAGTCCTTGTTCTGTTGGTACAAGAATATCGCAAAAGCCAAGTTAGCCCCACCACTCATAATCATTTGCATGACATCTGGTTCCATAACACACTCTCCAAACAACAAAGGGATCTACACGTAGTATAGACCCCTTTGCACGGTTAGTCTAACAGATTATCCAAAGAACAATACAGTTACAGTATCAGATGAAGCAGGAGCAGTACCAAAAGTTACCAAACCAACACCACCAGTACCACCATTAGCACTAACAGTATACTGGTCTGTACTTGGAGCAGAAGCAACTTTTTCGATAGCAATACCATTCAAGTATACAATGGTTCCAGATACCAAATCAGCATCAATCTCAAGTGTCAAGTCAAATGCAGTCTTGCTTCCATTCATTCCAGATAGGCTAATGTATCTTGGAGCGAACTTTAACAATCCACCATCAATAGCACCTGCTTTAATAGCCAAACTGTTCTCACCATTAATCTCAATGGTAGAATCATCAGTGATTACCAACAAGTCATTGTTAGTTGGATCAAGACCCAATGCACCTGCTGCATTAACAACATTAGAGTTTAGATGCTCACGTTGCACTGCTGCGTCTGCAATCTTACT